TGACCCCAAGAAAGGAAAAGTAAAATGCCAGAATTAGAAAATGTGGAAGCACAAAAAACTGCAGGATATATGAGCAGAACAAGATCTAAGTATAAAGATAAGATAAAAAAAGATGAAGAAGAACTAAAACAACTTGTGGAAGAACAGAGTAAACCTAAAGAAGAAGAAAAGGTTGAAGAAAAAACTGAAGAAGTAAAACCAGAAGTTGAACTTAGTGATGAAGAAAAATCTTTTAAAACTCGCTATGGCGATATGAGAAGACACCTAGCTGCTAAAGAAAAAGAATACAATGCCAAAATTAAGGAGCTAGAGGATAAACTAGGAGAAACAAAAAAACTTGTACCACCAAAGTCTGATGAAGACCTACAGGCATGGGTAGATAAGTATCCTGATGTAGCAGGAATGGTAGAAACAATAGCCGACAAACGTGCAAAACAAATGTTTGATAAGGCTAATATACAACTAGAAGAACTCAACAAGGCAAAAGAAGAAGCAACAAGGAGTCGTGCAGAGAATGAAATTAGGAAAGCGCATGAAGATTTTGATCAGCTTCGTGATTCCGATCAATTTCATAATTGGGTTGAAGAACAGCCTAAATGGGTGCAGAACGCTTTGTACGAGAATACGGATGATGCTGCTTCGGTTATACGTGTTATTGATCTGTATAAAGTTGATAATGGACTTACCAGATCGGATAAGAAAAATAAAACAAAAGCTGCTGCCTCGTTGGTAGATAGAGGATCTAAAACAAAAGTAGATCCTACTGAATCTAGTGACAAGATTAGAGAATCTGACATTGCTAAAATGAGTGATGCAGAGTACGCAAAGAATGCTGATAAAATTACTGAAGCTCACAGATCTGGTAAAATAATCTATGATTTATCAGGAAGTGCAAGATAGTTCTTGACAAAAAGTATTTTATCTGTATAACTAACCCTTAGACACAAAGCCTCTAATATAGACTACCTTTGTGTATAAGTAATAAGAAGACTAAACTAATAAAAGACTACCTATATAAGTATAGACCCATAAACTTTAAGACTTGCTATCTTGCTGTTATATGCACTCTAGAAAATATAGCCTCTTCTAAGGTGTTTAGCTTTTAAATAAGCCAAGCAATAGGAGGATTTTATTATGGCTTTTCAAACAACTTCAGGTTATGGCAATTTACCTAATGGTAATTTTTCGCCAATAATCTATTCCAAACAGGTACAGCTTGCATTTCGTAAGTCAACTGTTGTTGGAGATATAACTAACTCTGATTATTTTGGAGAAATTGCTAATCAAGGCGATACAGTCAGGATTATCAAAGAACCAGAAATTTCAGTAAAAGAGTACGCTAGAGGTACTAACGTAACTGCACAAGATTTAGATGATGAGGACTTCCAACTTGTCGTTGATAAAGCAAACTATTATGCTTTTAAAATGGACGATATTGAAGAAGCTCACAGTCATGTAAACTTCATGCAATTAGCAACTGACAGAGCTGCATATAGATTGTCTGATCAATATGATCAAGAAGTTCTTGGTTATTTAAGTGGTTTTAAACAATCATCACTAAGCACTGTTGCAAGCACAGCTAATGATCAAGTTAATGGAACTAAAGCTGTTTCAACTGCAGGATCAGATGAACTTCTTACTTCTATGAAGTTAAGAAAAGATTCATTTGGAAATATTACAACATCATCTGCAGGTGATCACTCAATTCCTGTGCAAAATCAACCGGGTGGTGCTACTGCTGTTTCTACAGCTGCAGTAACTCCAATGGTAATCATCAACAGAATGAACAGGTTGTTAAATCAACAGCAGGTTGATTCACAAGACAGATGGCTTGTAATAGACCCAGTGTTTATGGAGCTTCTTTCTGATGAGAACTCAAAGTTGGTAAATGCTGATTTTGCTGAAGCTTCTCTAAAGAATGGACTTGTAATAAACAACTTAGCAGGTTTTAGAGTTTATGTATCTAGTAACTTACCTGCTGTTGGAACTGGTCCGGGAACTACAGGAACTGCTAATCAGAACAGTAACTTTGGTGTTATTGTTGCAGGTCATGGTTCTGCTGTAGCAACTGCAGAGCAGTTAAGTAAAACAGAAACATATCGTGACCCTGACAGTTTTGCTGACATTGTTCGTGGTATGCATCTATATGGCAGAAAGATACTTCGTCCAGAAGCTATTGTAACTGCTAAATATAACGCAGCTTAAAGGAGGATTAACAAATGGCTACTTTTGATTTAACAGCTAAATCCACCACTGGCGTTGGTGCTAATGTCGTTGCAGGTATACCTACACAATCAGGTACACACGTAGTAAGAACAATCCAAGAGTATTTAGATATAGATGCTCTTATAGCAGCAGGTAATACTATTGCTGATGGAGATGTCTTTCAAATGCTTGAGATTCCTGCAGGAACACTTGTTCTTAATGCAGGTGCTGAAGTAATGAAAGCTTTTACTTCAAGCTGTACATTAGATATGGACTTTGGTGGTGGTGATGACATCATTGATGGTGCAGACATAACCTCTACAGGTTTTTGTGCTGCAGGTACAAATGGTCAAACCAATACAGTCGTAGGTAGTGCAGCTTCAACTTACACTCAATTTATTGGTACTACTGATACAATTGATTGTACGATTGCAGGAGCAGCTGCTGCCACAGGTAGATTAAGAGTTTACGCAACTGTGATTGATTGTAACGATCATGGTGCTGTAGACAGAGCTACTGAAGTAGATAGAGATCTACTTGCTTAATATAAGCATATAACTAGAGAGGGCAGGGCAACTTGCCCTTTCTTTTAACAAAGTAATTTTATAGAGGGAATAAAATGGGTGTTACAACTGCAATGTGTACATCTTTTAAGGGTGAACTCTTAGGTGGCACACACGATTTAGATACAAACACAATTAAACTTGCCTTGATTAAATCAGGTGAATCAGGAACATATGGTGCAGCCACAACTAATTATTCAGATGTAACAGGAAACTCTGATGAAGCATCTGGTACAAACTATTCAACAGGTGGTAACACATTAGGTAGTGCAACTATTAGTACTTCAGGAACAACAGCAATATTAGACTTTGCTGATACAACTTTTTCAAATGCTACTGTTTCAGCATCAGGAGCAATTATCTATAACTCAAGTCAAAGTAATAAAGCTATAGCTGTTATTAGTTTTGGTGGAACTGTAGCATCTACAGCAGGTGATTTTACTGTATCATTTCCTGCAGCTGACGCAAGTAATGCTATTATAAGAATAGCTTAATATGTCTACCTTTGGTGCAAATGACGCACTGTATGGTACAGGTACGTATGGTACAGCACGATATGGTAGGGTAACACCAGTAGTATCCATATCAGGTGTCGTAGGCACAGGTTCTATAGGAACTGTTGAAGTAAAACTTGATACTACTTTAACAGGTGTAAGTGCCACAGGTATAGTAAATGATGTAGAAGAGCAACCAACAGAAAATTTAGAAAGTGTTTCAGCCACAGGTTCAGTAGGAACTGTTACACCTTCTGCAGATAGCTCACTAACTCTTACAGGTGTTGAAGGCACTTCTGCTCTTGGTACAGTTGAAGCTCAAATAGATACATCAATAACTGGATTTGGTTTAACAGGAAGTGTAGGTACAGTTACAGTAACAGCATCAGCATCTGTGATGGGAGCTTTTAATCCAGACATAACATCACTTTTATTTTCTAAAGTGGCTCTTTTAACAGCTTCAGAAACATCAGCAGATACTAGAATAGCTGCAGTAGAAGGAGCATCTCTTGCTGAACAAAACTTAGCATCTTCTAGAGTAATTGCACAAGTATTAGATGCAACTGGATCAAGTGGTACAACAAACGAAACATTAGCTCTCACAGGTGGATCACAAGTTTCAGGTAGTATTCAAGGTGCAGTAGGATCAGGACAAGCAGGTGCGTTATCAACTAGTGCAACAGTATTTGACTTTGAAGCAGTAAAGAGTTTGTATAGTAGAAGAAGAACAATATTTATAGCGAGGGCTGCGTAATGTCTACATCAGCCGAAAGAACAGCTTTAGTTGCTAGTGAAAATAGAACAGTTTTTATAGAGAGACAATCAACTTCTGCTGATAGAACTGTATATGCAAGTGAGGAGTAAACATGAGTTTTAGATGGCCAATAAAAGATCCAGACGAAACATTAGATTATAGTGTAGATTGGTCAAGATTTTTAGGATCTGCTACAATTGCATCTGTTACATGGGCAGTTAAGTCTACAAGTTTTACCACACAAACAACTTTAGCTTCAGGTCAAACTTTAACAACTGCTTCTAGTGGTGCTGTAACTGACTCAATACAAAATGTTTCTCAAACAAATACCCCTAGTGGTGCTGCTACTGTTGCTACAATTAATATAGCAGGTGGAACAGTTAATGAAGAATATACATTTTTTTGCACAATGACTGATTCTACAGGTAGCACTGCACAAAGAAGTATTAAACTAAAAATTAGGGAGAAGTAATGGCTTACGATTTTTTAGGTTTAACAAATGATGTTAATAGAAGATTAAATGAAGTTGAACTAACGTCTTCTAACTTTGCTACAGCCACAGGTGCATACGCTTCAATTAAAGATAGTATTAACTCTTCTATTCGTTATTGTAATCAACATGAACAACAGTGGCCTTTTAATCATGTTGAGCAGGAAGATACACTAACAGTGGGTGAAGTAAGATATGCTTATCCTACAGATGCAAAAACATTAGACTTTAATAGTTTTAGAATTAAAAGAAATAGCACTTTTGGTAATGATACTAAAAAATTAACTTTATTATCTTATGAAGAGTACTTGACAAAGTTTGTTGATTTAGAGTATAATACGTCTAATACAGGAATAAGGGCTATACCTACTCACGTATTTAGAACCCCTAATCAGGAATATGGAGTAATACCTCCACCAAATAATGCTTATGAATTAGTGTATGAGTATTATAGACTGCCTGTAGATTTAGTTAATGCTACAGATGTTCCTGCATTACCTGAACAATTTAGACACGTTCTTGTAGATGGTGCAATGTATTATGCTTACTTGTTTAGAGGTAACACACAAGATGCACAAATATTACAAGGTAAATTTCAAGAAGGTATTAAGAATATGAGAAGTCTGTATATTAATAGATACAACTACCTACGTTCTACAATGATACAACAAAATGAAACATTTACACCTCTTATAAGAGTAAACTAATATGCCTACAACTTGGAGTACATACCCTATTGAGTTCAAGGGTGGTTTAATTACAAACATAAGTCCTCTTCAGCAGGGTATCAATTCTCCGGGATCTGCTAGGATATTAAAAAACTTTGAGCCTTCTATAGAGGGTGGTTATAGAAGAATACTAGGTTTTACTAAGTTTGATTCTAACATTGTGCCTCCATATGGTAATCCTGTTGTACATGGTGCATCTCAAACAGGAACAACATTAGTTATAGCTGCTATTCATAAAACACCTGAAGCAGGTGATACATTTACAGTAGCAGGTGTAACAGGAACGTATACAATAGCATCTGGTGGTGTATCTTTTGATGATACAAATAACAGAGCCACACTTACATTAACAGGTGCATTAGCTTCAAGTCCTGCCAATGGTGCATTAGTAACTTTTGCTAGTACAACAACAAGTCATCTTATTAATGGTGTGACTAGTTGGGAAGATAAAGCGATTGTATCACGTAACAATGATCTGTTTAAAACTACAGGATCAGGTTATACTAAAATAAATAAGCCTACTTATGGTACAGTTTTAGTAAATGGTGGAAGTCAAAGTGGTGGTACACTAGCAGTAGATGGTTTAACTGCAGCTCCTCAAGCAGGAGATGTATTTACAATAGCAGGTGTAGATAAAGTATACACAGTTACAGCAGATGCCACAGTTAGTTCTGGTGGATCTACATTAAACATAAACCCTAACTTAGCTAGTTCACCTTCAGATGATGCTGCTATTACTTTTATAAGCACAGCTAGAGAAGGTGCAACTAAAATAAGATTTGCATCTTATAACTTTAGTGGAACATTAAAATTAGCTATAGTGGATGGTGCTAGTAATCCTGCTCTCTATGATGATAGTACATTCACAGTTTTAAATGATGCACCTACAGATGTGCTTGGAGCTAAATACGTAGTTAATTTTAAAAATCAACTTAT